ATGCATAGGGGGGTGTATTTTTTTTGACCCCTCCCCCCTATCGACTTGGGTCCCCAAATTTTTTTTGAAAAATATTTTTTCATCTTCTATTTAATTTTTTATTTTATTTTCTGTAAGAAAAATTCTTTTCTTTTTTATTTGACACTATATGGGTACGGCATGGCCTAGGATAAAAACTTTTTAATCAATCATTCTACTTACCTTAACCCATGTTATAGAGGCTATGCCCTATTAAAAGGATTATCTTCTAAACAACTTCAATAGAATTTCTTGAAACTTTCTTCCACATTCCAGAAACATTCTCTTGCACGATCTGGTCTATGGCATTCTGTATTGCTAAGACCTGATCGGGCTCGGATACATCATAAGACATATAAGCTACACGTGCCAGGAAAGCTGGGGTATTGTAACCCATCTGACTATCATATGCAAACCATTCATCAAACCTAGTGAATGGATCGAAAGGATTGTCAACTGTTGTTAACATGTACTCAATTGGATCACTAGTATCAGCCATGTTCACCTCACTCATTGAGTGCTACCTTGAGTGTGGTCAGACCGACACCTAATGCGTCTGCTACATCAGCCTGGGTATAACCTGAAGCAAGCATACTCTGAGCGCGACGCATCTTAGTACTCGTCATCTTAGGCGCATGCTTGGGTAAGGCCAAAGCTTTAACAGTATCGAGATCGCTATTACTAATGATCTTCTCTAGTTTATTGGTACTGATAGCGCCAGCCTGAATAGCATCCCATTCGGCCTGGGTTAGGATGATCTTGTCTTTCTTTGCCCCTGTTCTAGCACGCATCTCGGTTAATGCTTGTTGCTTGATCTTCTTGACCTCTTCCTTCTCCATACCCGGATTAGCCTGGCGGCTTTGTGAAACATAGGTGTTTGCTAGAAGCTGGGCTTGTCTTTCACGTGGGGCGTTTCTTTCCGCAATGTTTAGTTTCGAATTTAGAGAGGCCACTTCATTTGCGTACACGGTCTTTGCTGAAGGTGAATAGGGGGTAGGCTTTGCCTGCAGCGCTTCCTTTCTTGCATCATTAGCCATTGCCTTCAACTTGTTAGAATGCACGGCATAAATAGCTTCCATCTTTGTACCTGAAGATAGAGCAGCAGCATCTTCTGTTACAGCAAGTCGTGCATGCCTTTCTAGTTTTGGAACCATACGTCCAGTCTGTACATAAACCTTCTTGCCTGTAGCAGGATCAATCACACGCTTTCGTTCTGGAATCATACGTCCAGTTGGTTCGAATACTTTCTTACCAGTGACCGGATCAACAGGCCCACCTCTACTAGCACGTCTTGGTACTCGTTCCGGAATACGCTCTTGAGCGCGTGCCTGACTAATCAAGGTAGAAGCACCCTTCCGCTTTCCACCCTGATATTCCTCTTTCAATTGAAGAATGCCATGATCTTTCTCAGATTGAATGTAATCAAGCCCATGCTTTTCTGCATCGATAACGACCATTGAATGCTTGATTGCTCGAGCAAGTTCTTTACTACTCGCCCCTTGCAGGGTCATGTCGGTAATCAGATTTGAAATCTTTCCCATCTCAGGTTGCAGCTTAGCCGGAGTCATGCGTGGAATCGAAGAGCCTTCAGGAATCTTATAGGTTTGTGGATCAAACCCCTTTAAATCTTCTAGGGCGGGGGTACTTTTTACAGACTTTCTATTATTAGGAATAACGAGAACGGTATCACCATCAAAGTCGGCACCAGACAAACGCTTGGCAACCGAATGATGAATACCAACAGCATCTCTGGCAGACGTACCTAAAATCTGGCGCGCTTCACGATTTCGATTGTTCACTGTCAATTCAGGAATCTCAAATGTTCCGCCATGTGGAAAACGAATAAGTGCTACTCGTTCGCCATCACGAAAGCTAGGAGCATAGATTTCCTTAGGATTGATAGAGGCAATAGGAAGTAGAACTTTATTCGCTTGCCTAGGAAGATTGGCAGCTTTCAAATGAACAGCTGCTGCATCTGTTTGATCCGCAAATCTATTAAGAAGTTCTTTGCGTACAGTTGGATTTGTAAGCGAAAGAATTTCGTTACGTTCTCTGATACGTCGCTCAAAAGTCATATTCAACTGTTGACTAGCAAGTTCTGGACTTTGCTTGGACAACATCTGTGAAGAAAGTGTTTTTGACCACTTATCCCAAGAACCTTCTTCATTGACAAGATTCATCGCCGAAGAGACTCTCCCTTGAGCATCGTGTACCTGATGCACAATGGCGCCAAAGGGATTAGCAGGATCATCTGCAATTTCCTTCATTACATCTTTCTTGCGTCCAGTATTCGACTTGTTCGTATTGAATACCAGATCTGTGCCTTCAGGAAGATCGTCTTTGTAAACGGCCATACCCTTAAGATAATGCGTGCCATCAACCATAATTCGAACTTGAGCATAATTGTTATTGCCGATACGAAGATGATCTACGCCTGGACGAACATAAATAATGCCATCGGCTTGAGCACCACCATCTTCAGCATAATTAACGCCAATCCGTCTTGAACTAACAGAGATAGGTGGCTGAATACCGAGATAACTACGACCATGATCCTCAGAATATGTATCGGTAATTTGTTTGATCTCACCCCTATTTCGCTGAACTTCAGAAAGAGGAGTGCCTGGCTTTGCTAGAACTTTCATAGTTGTGTACTGACCAGTACCAAGTTGCTGAATCTTGATCGGGTGAACAACATAACCTTGTTCTTTTAGAACGGCAATCGAAGTATCAAGTCGTGTTTTGGTAATACCAAGTTGACTCTCAACGCCTTTGCCAACATCGACATATGTCTTTTTATCGACTTGATCTTTGAGCATATTGGCTGTCGTTTGAAGTGCATCCGCTTTATCTTTTTCACCTGGAGCTCGAAGCGCACGCACCGAAGATTCATTCAATCCCATTCGTTGGCCAATAGCGACATTCGACCAACCTTTATCCGCCAAACGCTGAACAGTAAGAATCTTCTCTTGTCTTTGCTGAGCAAGTGCTTGTGAGCGAGCTGCCCGAAGTTGTGTTGTCGTAATGCCATAACCACGCGCTATCTCTGCTTCCGACATACCTTGTTTCTTGTGCATATTGATTGTATCGAGAAAACTTCGATTGCGCGTACTTTCAGAGGCACCCGATCCCCATGGATAACGACCAGAACGACGAAGAATGCCGTAATGCGCAAGATGCTGTTCTTCAGTACGAATCACGACTCCTCCTCTAGTCTTCGATGTGAGATTACTTTGTCAAATTCTTGGATCTTTTCCATAATAAAGATAATATCCTCTGGGTCAGCATCGTAGACCAAAACTTCATTATCTTGATAAATGCGCAATTCTATCTTGATTTGAGTTGGATCTTTATCGTATTCAAGACAAAACAATGCCGCATAAACCTCAAGTTGATGAACCGAACCCGGATAGACGCCCGTTTTCAAATCATGAATTCGCAAAGTATTATATCGAAAAGCGATCGTATCTGCAGTACCAAAACAATTTTCCGAATAATAAAGAACTTGCTCACAGTTCATTCGATAACGAATCGCATCATTGATATATAAACCAATCGTTCCCACCAAATCTGACGGTCGACCGGCTAAAATCTCTCTATGCGCATATTCATGTTGTAAAGTGCCATAAGTCGCTGCTTGCGCCGAAGTCCAACGTTCAAGTAATCGATCGGGCGTATAGTGAATCCAATGATATTGACTAGGACTCAGAAACGCATGCTCCCCTTGGAGATTCAAATGCTTGTTGAAGCGCATTCAGAACCTCCTCTTCATTTTCGGGATAAATATAAGCAGCGAATGACATTTCACCTAATCGTTTAACAAAATAATCTTGATTAGGTTGAGTTCTTGCCGATCTTTCTGGTTTCACCTCTAACGAAGCCCAACATTTATGCCAAAGAATGACTAAATCCAACATTCCTTGTTGATATGACGTATCAGTTTTCATAATCATACAACCAGGAAATCGTTTTTCAAGCTTTTTAATCAGTCTTGCTTGATATTGATTTTCGGTCAACTTGCTGGAACTTCATCAGCAGGATCAATCACCATACCTGCAGAACCAGCTTCTGGTCTTGGCTGAACTGTAACCAAAACAACATCTTTGTTTGGATCACCATTTAAACCCTGCAAGACAGCGATGGCAATCTCATCTGGCGACATCGCTAAATTATCACCTTCATCAAGCGTAATATTAACGTTTACATGCATTCATCCTCCTCTACCCACAACGAGACTTGCCGACGTCTTTTCTCTGGATAATCCTCAAGCCCAGGTCCAAAAATTGTTTCCCAACGAAGAACTCCCGTATTCATGACTGGATCGACTAAGCTACCGATATCAAGAGTTACCGGACCTTTTTGCTGAATTGTTCTATGAAGAAAATCGCGCATAAGCGAATCTAACTCTGTTTGAGGACCAAGTTGCGCAACAACTTCTTCGATCTCTCGACCAGGCGTCCAAATACGACGAAGTCTCTCTATCGGATTTACCTCAGGCATCTGACATTTGCGGTGCAACTGTCAAAAATTCCATCCAATGACACAATTCTCCATCGCCGATATCCGAAGGTACAATCGCCAAAGGCATGTTGTTCTGATCGACACCATAGTAATTTCCTGGAAGAACCATGAGCCCATTGAACTCTAGAGGATCTTCGCCTTCTTCGAGCAGTGTTAGTGAAATCTTC